CATAAGCTCGTACATCATTCAAGCGTCTCAATTTGTTGATTTGCTTTAATGTTAGTTTTGTTTTGCGTAGGTCACCCGCTTGTGGTTGCGTGTTGTCGTCTGCAACGTCTTGGTAACCTTCTACTGCTGGTTCAAAAAATTCGTACAAGTTCATAATAATATTTATACCGCAGGCGGTGGAGTTAATGGCGTAGGTTCTGCACCTGTACCTAAGTCAGGAGCTTCACCACCAAGATCTCCTTCTTCGCCTGGGATATCAAGATTTGTGCCAATATCAATATCACCTTCCATATCAGCTGGACTAATACCAACACTTCGTAGATCCTGTCCAGTTGTTGGAGTCAATTCTGGATCATCACTTTCTTCGGCCCAAAGCTCACTGTTCTCCTGCAACTCTTCATCACTGAGTCCAAGATACCGCTTCATTAAGAAACGCTTGCTAAAATAAGGCAATGGCTCAAGAGTGCTAAAGGCTTGCATTCTTGTGGTATCCAACTCTGCTTGACGATAACTTGCAAAGTTTTGTGGAGGTGGAAAATTGATTGTGAACAATCCGCTGTCAATGTTAAAGCCTCTCCAGCGCATGAACATCTTAAACTCGTCATCCAATTTCTGAATAATCTGTTTTTGCAAACGTTCGCAGTACTGATTGAATCTGTACTCTTGTATAAGTGCTGTGCCTACACGGCCATCGTTCATAGCCCGGTCACTTTCGTCTGGACCTGTTGGCAAGTAACTGCTTGGTACTCTTAATCCACGAGCAAGTTTGTTGTTGAAGTATTTGAGGTCGTCAATTTGTCCTAGGTTCTCACCTCCTGGTAATGTTTCTACTTTTGAACCTCTACCTTCTGCCGTTTGCGGGAAGAAGTAATCTTCGTTGATACTAAGTGGATTGTATGTTGCATCCAGTGCGTTTGCACTGCCGCCTGTTTGTGTTGGAATACGTCTTTGGTGTACTTCATTTTTCACACGCTCAACAAACTGCATAGCAAGGTGGCTAGGCATGTTACCAACATCAATGTAGAACACACGTCTTTCTGGAGCACGTTGTACCCTGTAGATCAAGATAGCATCTTCTAATAATTCTTTCTGCTTGAACACCTTGAAAATCATCTCTAGGATGCTCTGCCCAAATGGCCAGTAGTAGTCCAAACCTTCGCTTAGGCCAAGGTGAACCACGTGTTCTGCATCAAGCACTGTTTCATTGATGGTGTGTTGGAATCTGCTTTGACTGCCTTCGCCTTGTGCGCTTGGTGCAGTATAGTTAAAGTTGCTGGCTTGTCCACCCGCAGGAGGATTAACCTGGAAATCTGTTGTGGTTTTAGCGGCTACAGTTAGGTTTTGGAAGTTAGGGTTAATATCCTGAATCACATACTGCTCAGGACGCTTGCCTTCATTTTCGTTTACAATAACACGCTTGACCTTGGTCATGTCCACCCAGTATAGTTCAAATGTTTCAGGATCACGCACAAACACCTGATCACCATACTTGAGCACGTTGCGGAATATCTTGAACATGCGGTTGTCAAACTTGTTGAGCTTGCACCATTGTAGCAACTGTTTGCGGATAATTTCTACTTCGTTGTCTGTGGGTTTGTCGTTGAATTCAATTTCAAAAGGCGAGCCGTTGGTGCTGTTGGTTTGTGTGCTGAACTCACTGATGATATCAAGGCAGGCGTTTACTTCTGAATCGCAGTCCATGTTTTCATATTGGTTGTAACGCTCAATACGGTTTGGATGTCCTGAATAAACTTCAGGCAAATGACTTTGATAGTTTCTAAAACCAAACTCACCCGAACCGCCACGTCCACCCCCACCAAGTGGACTCATTACACCTGATGTATCTGCTACTTTAAAATATTTTTTCCAACCTGCCATAAGAGTATTTATCGCTAACTAGATGAAGCTCGTAATAATTTCTTGCTGGTGTCTGCACCACTGGCGGTGTTGTCAGCAATCTTATACAGTGCATCTACCATTTCTTTCATCATTTTTACGTCATTACTTGTCATGGCTCCTTGCTTATCAAACATCAATCTATCAGGATTGGTGTCGTACTGATTATAACCACGTGATCTAACTTCTCCAGTTTCAAAGTTTCTCTCTTCAACTAAACTGTTACCACTAAAACCATATTCTGACCTTCTACTCTTAGCTGCGCCGTCTGCACCAAACAGATCTATTATATTCAAACCACCGGCTGAATACCGTTGCTGTACGCTTCCATCGGCATTATATGTTTGGGTCAGACCTTCAGCAAGTGTTGGCATTACTTGCTTGAGAAAGTTTCCTTGTGTATCATAATAACTCGTACCTTGTGCTCCAGCAATTTTTATACCGCCAGCTCCGCCGCTCGCGAGACTAATACTTTCGCCCATGGCCGTTTCAAACCCTTCCTGTAACATTTTGGGATCTGAGAAAAGTTTTGCAATTTGCTCTTGCACATTTCTGGTGCGGGCAGCATCTAATATGTTAGCCTGACCTGCAAACTGCACTAGCTCAGGACCTTGTTCACCAACCAGGTAAGATCCTCCTGGACTGACAGGACCACCTGATGCACGGGTTGATATTCCTAAATCACTCCACCCGGTCCAATCAACAAACCCTCTAAGAATTCCACTTAGATCTTGAACAGTTTCTGTAAATGTTGGAAGCACTGTAGCACCAAAGTTTAAAAAAATGTTTTGTGTTCGTTCCAGATTTACAGCAGTTTGTTGACTTGCTTCTTGAGCTCTAACAAGATCATTTGTAAGTGGATCCGTGATACGTTGTGCATCAACTAGCTTTTGCAATTCAGCTCTGTTAAGTTCGGCGGCCCGTGGAATGTTAAGCAATGCGCTGACAACATTATCCATTACACCAGTTTCAGCAAGCAAACCTAATTGTCTTGCGCCACCAAAGCGTTCCCTGCCTGCCATGCCGCGTTGAACTATCATTTCGCTGAGCTCGCCAAGATCAGCTGTGCCAGCTTTCACTTGTTCGATCATTTCTCGGCCTTCAACACCAAAGGCAACGAGGAAGTCCCTAGCACCTTGGGTATTTGGACCTGCAAATATATCCATCAACATTTGTTGAGCCGCTGGACCTAACTTGTTTCCTAAGGCAGCAACTTCAACACGCACCTGGTTAGCATATTCTGCACCTTGCCTGGCCGCTAGATCCTGCATAGCCGCATTGAATCGTGCGCTTCGTTGTTGTGCTTCAAGTTCTGCCTGGGCAGCTTCGCGTGTCTGCCCAGTAATTCTAGCTAATAAATCTAGTTGCTTAACATAGTTTGCGGCTGATTGGGCTTGTCCCCTATAGTCTCGATTTTGCTGTAAACCTAGTAATCTTACACTTTCTAAATATTCACCAAAAAATTGACTCTGTGCTTCAACATCTAAACCAAGCATTCTAAGTTGTCTACGCAGTCCTGAATCGCCTGCCGCTTGTGTAAGTTGGCTTAGTGCCCTTGCACCTTCAGTTGTTGACCCGCTAGCTAGCGCCATGCTTTCAGCACTTTGCGTCATAATACGAGTAAACTGTTCCATTGTTAAGCTAGCACTATGAGCTTGATTTCTAAAGCCACTCATTGCCTCAGCACCAATGGCACCAATGTTTGCCATCTTGTTAAAATTTTCTATGGTGCGATCAACTTCGTCGAAAGTCAACCCTGCAATGGCTTCAAGTGCTTCAGCTGCCATATGGCCAGCAAAGCCCATTTTACGCAAACCTACACCTACGCCGTCGACCACACCACCAAATGCACTAACTCTACCAGCGTTTGTTCTAAAGTCTGATAATGTTCTTTTTAGTCCAGCGGTAAATGCCTGTGTAGCTCGCACAGCATCGCGTTGTTTATCCGTGAGACCATCGTAGCCTTTCTTGGACTTTTCTAAACTTTCAATGCTGAGAGCGTTTGCGTTTTGGAAATCACTTTGGCCTTGTATGTAGGCCTCCATGGCTTCTCTTATTTCATCATCCATATTTTGGTCCGATAAGTAGTGTACGAATATTTATGGTAGGAAAAAACACCATGTCAAACCCTTTACAGCGTTACTTTAGACAGCCAGCAATCTATATAAAATTGCCTTCTGACGGTAAGTTTTACACGCCACAATCATTAGAAATCACGGCAAACAGAGAGTTTCCTGTCTTTCCAATGACTGCAATGGACGAAATCAGCATGCGCACAGCAGATGGATTGTTCAACGGGCAGTCAGTGGTTAATGTTATCAAGAGTTGTGTACCAAACATACTGGATCCTTGGCAAATGCCCGAAATTGATATGGATACAGTGCTTGTTGCAATACGAATTGCCAGCTACGGCAGTGATATGGATATTTCAACAGTGTGTCCAGCATGCGAAGCTGAAGGCTCATACAGCGTAAATCTACACACAATCATGGATAACTTTAAACAGCCAGACTTTGACAGCACCATTGTAGACGGTGATTTAGAGTTTTATTTTAAACCAATCAGCTATCAACAGCGTAACGAAAACAGCATTGCGCAATTTGAGGATCAAAAACTTGTACAGGCAATTCCAGACGCAGACATACCTGAAGAAGAAAAGCTCAAGTTGATCAATCAAGCATTTTATAAATTGGGCAAGCTCAGCATGGACAGCATGGCCGAAAGCATTGCAGCAATCAAAGCGGATGGTGATTTGGTTACTGATCAAGAATACATCAAAGATTTTGTTCAAAATTGCAAAAGCAAAACCTACAATGCAATCAGGGATCATATGTCTGAAATACGCAAGGACCAACAAGTACAACCGTTGCACATCACCTGTGATGAATGCCAACACCAATATGAGACTCCATTCATACTGGATCAAGCAAATTTTTTCGTATTAAACTCTTGACATCTAGTTCTGACGAAATTGCAAAAATTGTTGATGGCTATGAAGCAGAGATACAAAACATTAGACAAGATAGACTGCACATGTGTTGGCACATGCGTGGCGGATTGACCTATGAAGAAAGCATGAATCTCAGTATGAACGAAGCAGAGGTAGTAGCGGCAATTGTGAAAGACAACCACGAAACTGCAAAGAAAACAGGATTACCATATTTTTAATGAAACTAGAAGACGTACAAGCAGACATTGCAAACTGGATCGAAAACTTTTTAGAAGTTGGGCATCCAAATCTCGGTGGACGCAGTCCTTGTCCTTTTGCTAGAAGTGCAAGAGTAAAATCTAGCTACGAAGTAAGACTGGGCACAGATGCCTACGGTGACATGATGGATATTGGTCGTGAAGGACTAGGTGACAAAGAAGTAGTAATATACGCTTATCCAAGAGAGTTTTACACTCCTGCGGAATTTCAGCAACTCGTTGAAGAAGTTAATCTTGGATTCCTTATTCCTGTGGATCTTATAGCATTAGACGATCATCCAGAAGATCCAGAAATAGTCAACGATGTGCAGTTTAATCAAGGCGAATACACACTAGCACTGGTACAAAGCCTTAGTGACTTAAATGCTAGAAGCCGAGCAATGGCTGAACAAGGTTTTTATGACGACTGGCCAGACGAATATCTAGATGACTTGTTCAAGCATAGGGAAGATCCACGACGTGATGTACGCAAGGATTAATCTAGCAAAAACAAATTATAGTGTAATGCAAAACTGGGAAGTGCTACGATTTCCAGATGTAGATGTGCTCGAAAACATTTACAATACCTACTGTGTACACAAAAAATTTCGCAGTGTTATGCCTATCTTTCCAGAAGAATACACCTGTAGTAAAAACGATGTTATAGGTTATTTTTACGATAATAAAATAGTTGCATTTAGCCTTATACACCGTTATAATAACAAGAACGCCGAAGCAATACAATTTGCTTGGGACTATGCTAATCCAGAATTGCATTTGGGTATTGCAAGTTTACGCAATGAGTGTGCATTCTATAAACAACAAGGATTTGAATATCTGTATCTTGGTGGTGCAGATGAATACAAAAGTCAAATTGACGGCTTTGAGATACTAGGACCCCGACAGTAATGGACATTTATCACGTATACGCAGACCACAATGAAGACGTAGATGCACACGATTTTGCAGCCAAAATGCGAGTATTTTTAGATCACATGGTTTCGATGGGACGCATGGAAAGCTACAGGCTCACTCGTATGAAACTGGGATTTCGTAGTATGGACATGCCAGAGTGGCACATAATGATGGACTTTCGTAATCTACAACAACTAGACGATGCTATGACCTCAATCATTCGCAACGAAGAAAACATCGAAGAGGATCATGTTGCATTCAATCAACTGGTAGATGTTGAAACCATTCAACATTTTCTCTATAGGGACTATCCAGACGAGCTTTGAGAAACAAATATTCTGTAATCACTGTCTTCAAGTGTTTCCACAGTCTCAACTCTAAAATATTTGGATAGGAACTCTGTCCACCATTTTATTGGTTGCACCGTGAGATGCAGTGTTTCACCTATGCTTTTGCCAGCATGATCCTCACGGGTACTGATTACAAACATAGCACCAGACGTTGTGTGCTTTTGAATTCTGTGTAAACTCGCATCTAGCATCTCCATTGGCACATGCTCTAACACATCAGTACACATCACATAGTCATAATCCGGTCCGGAGAATTCCCACACACTTGATTGGGAAAATGGAATATCTTTTATGTACTCTGTTTCCACAAGGTCTATGCCGTACGCATTGTATCCTCTTCTGCGCAGACTTCTCACAGCATTGCCACTTCCACAACCAATATCCAGAATAGTGCTTTGTTTATCAATCAGAAAGTATTCAAGTAAAGGGTTTACATGTGTTGCTCCACATGTGTTTTGATCATTGTAAACCAGTTGCCATGCTTTGGTGTACTTGCGTGTTTCTTGTTCAAGTATTGTTTGCATCAGGTATTTAAGATCTCGACGAGATCTATTGACTCGTTTTCACTCGTCAATTTTTTTATTTGCAACAGTTTTACGAACGAAGTGAGTTTGTGCTTCCTGTAGATCGTTTCAGTCAGACGGAACCTGTTACAAAGGTTCCATCTTCTTGGTACTTCCTGTGAGTATGCCCCAGCCTAGACCTTGGAAGCAGGTGTTTTGTTTATACACTACTCCATGGGCTCTGACCTTTCCCAACCTGCGTCGATATCGCTTGCGCTACCCGTTGCCTCGTTCCTAGTACAACGGTTTTTAGGAGTATATGTGTTTTCGAACCACAGCAAATAGTTCTACGCCAACCTACAGCCTATGGGCTTTCGCTCAGCGTGTTGCGTGTCTGATTACGTTTTCGTCAGTTTTTCCACAGCGGTATTGTGTATCCGGCCCGCTAACCTTGTGTGCTGTTTAAAGTTTGTCTAGCTTTTTCAAGCCTTCTTGGAGAATTTTACTACTGCCTACACGAACGTTTATAATGCCATTATAGTATTCGTCTGTTTCTAGAACTCTTCTGTCGAACTGCTCTTTTGCTTCCAGATAACTCATCAAGCCTCTACTGTTACAAAAGTGCAAGATCTCTCGTGTGAAATTGTCTGCGCCTAATTTTTCTACGTCTGCCTTTAGATTGTCTGAACTACCCCAGTAATCCTGCCAATCACTTTCTACTTTTTCTCTACGCCTGTTTTTTCTGCCTTTAAGAGGTGGCCTTGTCTTTTTAAACTTGGCCAGCTTCTTGCCCACATATTTGCGGTTGTTTGTTAAATTGGTTATAAGGTAAACAAAGCCTTCACAGTCTTTGGGTAGTTCATCTACTGCTTTACCATTATAAGTCCAATTCATAGTGCTCCTTTGGGCATGTACTTATGTCGGATGCCCGTGGAATATAAATTTCCCTCATTTAATCTGTACTTCACGTTGCCACTGCTGCTGAAACTTGGTGCTTTTTGTTGATGTATCTACACCGCAGGTATTATAGCACACTGGCAAAGGATTATTCTCAAAACGATCAATTACCCCTTGGAAGTTTTTGGTCGCAAGTTCTTTATCGAGATCATTGTCTCGACTGAATACAGTGTTTCCCATCCAACAACAAGGCAGGATTTCTCCTGTTGCGGCAATATACATACTGCCTTCATTGAGTGCATGGCATGATATTTCTGACACTTGCTTGGCCTCGGGCATTTGCCAATCCTGGGGAGGATTCAAGTAGGTCACTGGTATGTTTGCAAAACGTTTGCTTACCTTTGCCCTGAACCAGTTGAAACCCAGTTGCTCGGCTATATCTTGTGCATCGTCCACTTGATGTTGATTGTGTTGAAAAACCAACATTTCCCAGTGGGCACTTGCTCCTGTTGAGATATACGCACTTGCATTGTCTATAACCTTTTGCCATTGTACGTTGCGTCTATAGATATGATTTGTGTCAGCCAATCCGTCGATGCTAAAGATTACAAAATCAGTGTTGCTAGTAAAAATTTCTCCCAGCTGTTGCCACCATTGTGAGTTTCTTAGTCCACCATTGGTATTCATACCCAGTGTGATAGCAGGATTGATTTGTCTAAACCAACGATAGATATCCAGGCATTCTTTTGCGGCTGCTGGATCGCCGAATGTGCCGCACATAAACATTTTGTCAAGATTTGCCACTGTGCTTTCTGGCACAATGTTTTTCACTTGCTCAAGTGTTAGTTCACTTTTGTGTAACTTGTGATTGTAAAGTTCAGGACGCTCACGGGCACACTGAGGACATGCGGCATTGCAAGTTGTTGTTGGTTCAAGATGTAATACCTTTATTTTGTCTATGTCAAATGATGTCAACATCTGTGTTGTAACTTGTAAATCCGTTTTCTTTGATCACCTTCAGTATGTTGCTCACTCGACCAGCAAGCTCATCTTTGTGCGATACCAGCCACACACTCTTGTGTCGTTCTCTGGCCATTTGCTTCAGCAAGCTCAGTGCGTTTTCTACACCACTTGTATCCATGCCTGCGTCAACCAGCTCATCAATGAACAACAAGTTGATTGGTTTGTACAGGCTTTCCCAAACGTCACGGAACGCCCAACTCATGGATAGTATAAGTCTGTTGCGCTCACCTCGACTCAAGTTATCAAAGTCCAAGTCTCTACCCAGTTCGGTAATTTCTACACTGAGGTCGTTTTGGAATATAACCTGATGTGGCAAGCCAATCCTATCAAGATAATGTGTGAGCCTGCTGTTGAGATAACTTAAATTTTGATCAATGATACGTTTGCGCACAAAACTGTCTTTGTTTGTTAACAACTTGTACAAGAAGTCTTGATGCTCTTGTAATCTGGTAAGTTCGTTGATTAGATCATAGTTTACCTCTTGCAATGCCTGGTGTTTCATTTCCTCAATCTGCTCACTGTACGGATCAGTTTCAGCACTGCGATTTTCTAAATCTCTTTGCAAACCACTGACTGTGTTCTGGTGTTCGTATGCCTGCTCCACAGTGTCATAAAACACTGTGGGTGCTGTGCCTAGTTCGCCAAGTTCAGCAAGTGTGTCTCTGTGTTCTTGTTCTTGTG